TAGCATATCTAGCCAAAATGGAAAGCGAGCATAAAGGGGATTGGAGAACCCTTGCAGCTACAGAAGCAGCAGTTTTGTCGGCTGTATGTAAAAGGATATTAGATGAGCTGAATACGGATGATTAAAAAGAAAATGGAGTTACCGATGTACCAGATCAGTAACCCCAAGAACAAAAATATATATTTAGTTCGTGCAAATTATAGCACGAACGCCGATAGGAGGCAAATCTATGAAAATAACGATTGATATAGCCGATTCTGCATACAACTACTTTAAAGAACTGGCAAAGGACATGGGATGTCCGGTAGAGACACTAATCAATAACGAAGTGGAAGCAGTCCACCACAGATCCGAGTTAGCGAAGTGGAGAGAAGAAGACGGCGAGGAAGACGACTTCCGTTGGAACGGAGAAGACTAATGAAGGTTAAAGGTTTCCATATAAATGTAGACGAGCTTGCTGAGCTCCTGCACATCTCCATCGAAGAATACCGGCACAGGCTTAGAAACGACAGGCTTACCATAGGTCAGATTTTAGCAGTATCGGACTACATGGGGCTTAGTCTCGAAGCTACTATGGACTACTTCTTTGCTGACTTCGATGCAAAGAGATTCAACCTAAGTAGAAAGATAATAAGGGAGGGAAAGAAAAATGCGTGATTACAGAGTGCCAAAAGCCGTAGGGGGATTTAATCCTCAGAAGCTTTATACAGAGATTCTTAAGTCGGAAAGCACAGAACGCTGGTGCAGGGAGGATTATGGTGTCATGACTTTAATCTCCAACTACGTAGCCTTATATATCGTTCCCGGAAAATACCCTCTGGCAGATGGCCTTATTGCAGGGGCTAATCTTAGGGCTTTAATACCCGATTGGGATAACGGAGAACCTTGCGAGGATACCAGGTCAGAAGTGACACTAGCTAATAAGACGGTAGCAAAGGTTTTCCGGAAGGGTGAAAAGGATTTTTATTTCGACAAAAAACTTTTCAAATACTTCACAGACGACACCTTCGAGTATCGAATGCCGGAGAGAGGAAATTCGTTGTATGTAGCCTATAAAGGCAAGCTTATAGCAATGATCCTTGGAATAAATGTTTCTAAGTAAAGGAGGCACACCATGCCAAGGCATAGAATTAACCGCCCTAAGGGCGAAGAGGTTAGGATTTTCTTAGAAATAGGTAAGGCGAAGCAGGGAGTTAAGCAAAGTGCTATAGCTAAATATCTCTGTGTATCGGAGAAAACGGTTAGCCTTAGAAAGTCTGACGGAGAATGGAGTCTTCCGGACTTTGCCCAGCTTTGTAAGTACTTTAAGGCGACAGACGAGGACATCGTCAGCATGGTAAGGAGCTATCAATGAAAATTGTAATTGTAAAAGTGCTGTCAGTTATTAACTTGGTGTTCCTTATGGCGGTAGTCTCCGCACCCGACACAGAGACGATAGAGGCGAGCGTATTTACGACCTGTATGCTGCTTAGCATGATGGCCGCTATAGTGCTCATGCACATTCTGGAGCACCTGAAAAGGAAAGAAAGGAGACGGCGAGAGAATGAAAGAGAAGTTAAGTTACACCTACGAAGAAGCTCTGGAAGAAGAAAAAGAGCTTGAAGGAAAGATTAGAGCTGAGCTCGACAGCCTAGGTAATCCGGAGCTTATGGCAGTAGTGAAGGATTACGCTGCAGTACACTCCATCCGGCTCACTATAGCAGTATATGAAGGGTGCTAAACCATATAGCCAGGAGGGCTAACATCATGAGACGACTTGAATTAGGAATACTGGGATTTTCGATACTGCTTTTATTTGTAGTAGGTTACTGCCTCGGTAAATCCCTTTGCATTGGACCCGTAGGAGATCAGTACAAGTTAGCCAGCATGGCAACGGCTTTTTTACAGTTTTTAGTAACAGTAGGTTTATTTATTAAATTAGGAAAGGAAGAACTATGACATTAACACTGGGAAATGACGAGTTTAACACCTTAGCGGAGATTATCGCTAAGAAGGTAGCGGAAAGCATTAAAGGATGCGTTCCTGAGAAGTCTTCGGAAGCGGTTAAGGAAGAGCCTAAGAAGGAAGAGACCGTTGAAGCTAAGAAGGAAGTAAAGGAAGAAGTAGTAAAGGAAGAGGCCGTTGAGACTAAGAAGGAAGAGGAGCCTTTATACAAGCAAGAAGATATCCGTAAGGCTGTGATGGCTTTCACCAGGGAATCTCCGGATAACCTGGCAAAAACCAAAGGGATTTTATCCGAGTTGGGACTTACTCAGCTAACGCAGCTTAAGGGGGAGCTTATCACGCAATTTGCAGAGAAGTTTAGAGAAGCCGGAGGGAAACTTTAATGCCTAACCATGAAGAACGAGCACACGCCTTGCTGTCTGCCAGTTCTGCCCACAGATGGATGCATTGCACTCCATCCGCACGGCTAGAGGATGAAGTATCGGTAGAGGAAGGCATGGCAGCTAAAGAAGGGACTGTTGCTCACGAACTATGCGAATGCAAGCTTAGGGGGCTTCTTGGAGAAGATGTAGAGGAAGCAACTAAGAAGGTAAAGGAATCAGAGTTCTATTCTCCGGAGATGGAACGATTTACGCAGGACTATGCAGATTACTGCTATCAGTCAATGATTGAGGAAAACGGAGACATAAGGATAGAAGAAGCCTTAGACCTATCCGCTTATGTACCTGAGGGCTTCGGTACTGCTGACTGCATCATAGTTGGAGAAGAGCTGCTTCATGTTATCGACTTTAAGTATGGTAGAGGCGTGAAGGTATCTCCTGTAGAGAATCCCCAGCTTATGCTTTACGCATTAGGAGCCTATGACCTGTATTCATTCATGCAGGACTTTAAGACCGTAAGGCTTACGATTGTGCAGCCTAGGATAGACGAGGAGCCTTCTTCTTGGGAATTACCCATTGAGGACCTTTTAGCCTTCGGGGAAGAAGTTAAAAAGAAGGCAGAAGTAGCCTTTAAAGGGGAAGGGGAATTTTGTCCAGAGGAGGATATCTGCAGATTTTGCAAAGTAAAAGCAGTTTGCAGAGCCAGAGCAGAAAAGAATCTTGCACTCATGTTCTTAGAGGAGCAGGATCCACGGCTTCTTAGCAATGATGAATTAGGGGATATCCTAACAAAGTGCTCAGGCTTCCCAACCTGGTTATCTGATGTTGAGGAGTATGCAAAGGATAAGCTTCTTCTCGGTGAAGAAATAAAAGGATGGAAGGTAGTAGAAGGGCGGTCTACAAGAGTATGGACCGATGAAAAAGAAGCCTTTAAGTACATTGTAGACAGCGAGGAAGCTAAGGAAGAAGAACTATTTGAAACCGTTCCGCTTACTCTATCAAAGGTAGAGAAGCTTCTAGGAAAGAAGCGATTTAAGCCTATAGCGGAGAAGTATGTAACCAAATCTAAAGGTAAGCCAACCCTTACTTTAGAGTCGGACGAAAGACCGGCATATAACAGTGTAGAAACTATGTTTAATGATGAAGGAGAGAATTAATTATGAGTACAGTAATCACCACCGGAGAAGTAAGACTTTCTTATGTAAATGTTTTTGAGCCATCTGCGGATCCATCAGGAAACCTTAAGTACAGCGCTATGCTTTTGATTCCTAAGTCTGATACTAAGACTATCGCCGCTATCGAAGCAGCCATTAAGGAAGCCACAGTATTAGGAAAGGATAAGAAGTTCCAAGGAAAGATTCCTGCGAAGCTTACAAGCCCTCTGCAGGACGGAGACGGCGTAAGACCTACAGACGGAGAGCCTTACGGAGAGGAGTGCCAAGGACATTATCTTATCAATGCCAAGGCTAATCCTTCTTATCCGCCAAAGGTAGTAGATAGACATAGACAGGAGATCTTAGACCAGTCAGAAGTTTATTCCGGATGCTACGCAAGAGCGAACATTAGCTTCTATGCATACAACACAAACGGAAACAAGGGTATTGCTTGCGGACTAAACGCCATTCAGAAGATTAGAGACGGAGAGCCATTAGGCGGTACAAGAGTATCCGTAGAAGATGCATTCGGAGACGACTTCGTAGAAGATGATAACTTAGACGATATGTTTGGATAGGAGGGGCAATGAGGCATTTAAGCATTGATATAGAGACTTTTTCGGATATAGACATCCAAAAGGCCGGAGCTTATCGCTATGCACAATCAGAGCAGTTTAGAATCATGCTTTTTGCCTATTCCTTTGACGGAGAAGAAGTGCAAGTCGTTGACCTGGAGAATGGGGAAGAAATTCCCCATTTTATTTTAACCGCTTTACGAGATAAGGATGTTATAAAGCACGCCTACAATGCGGCTTTTGAGTGGTACTGCTTAAATCGTGCAGGCATAAAGACTCCACTTGATCAGTGGCAATGCACTATGGTTCACGCAATGTATTTAAGTCTTCCGGCAGGACTTGCAAATACCGGAGAAGCCTTAGGAATACCGGAGGATAAAAAGAAGTCCGCTGTAGGTAAACAGCTAATCAGGTATTTCTGCGTAAAGCCTTATAAGCCGGATGCGGTAAAGTGGAAAGCTTTCAAAGAGTATAACCGGCAGGACGTTGTTTCTGAAATGGAAATAGAGAACCGGCTTTCAGGATTCCCTGTTCCGGAGCTTGAATGGGAACGCTGGAGACAGGATATCGCTATGAACGCTTACGGCGTAAAAGTAGATACAGAGCTTGTAAACGGCGCAATAAAGATTCAAGAGCGGTGCGAAGAGGAACTTTTAAATGAGGCTGTAAGGCTTACACAGCTTGAGAACCCTAACAGCCCTACGCAATTACTTAATTGGGTAAATGCGCAAGGCTATCCCTTGGAGAATACTCAGAAAGCGACAATAGAAAGTGCTTTGAAAGAAGATTTGCCTCTAAAGGTGCGAAGGGTATTAGAGATTAGGCAGCAACTAGGAAAGACCTCCGTTAAGAAGTACGAAGCCATGACGAACACAATAGGAGAAGGGGATAGGGTAAGAGGTATCTCCCAATTCTACGGGGCCTGTAAGACAGGACGGTTTAGCGGACGGCTTGTGCAGATGCAAAATCTCCCGAGGAACTACTTGGAGCCATTAGCTGAAACGAGAGAATGCGTAAAACGGCAGGACTATGAAACGCTCAAGCTTCTTTTCGACAGTATTCCGGATACGCTTTCACAGCTTATTAGAACAGCTTTTATTCCGAGTACAGGCAATCAGTTTGTTGTAGCGGACTTCTCGGCTATTGAGGCAAGAGTAATAGCTTGGCTTGCAAAGGAAACATGGGTGCAGGAGGTTTTTGCGACTCATGGAAAGATTTATGAAGCAACGGCTTCTCAGATGTTCCATGTTCCTATTGAGAAGATCAGTAAAGGAAATCCGGAATATGCTCTCCGTCAAAAGGGGAAGGTTGCAACATTGGCGCTGGGCTATCAGGGAGGAACAAATGCCTTAATCTCCATGGGCGCCTTAAAGATGGGGCTTTCAGAAGAGGAACTTCCGGAAATCGTAACCAGATGGCGGGCGGCCAACCAAAGGATTGTGGCTTTATGGTCTGCTGTTGGAAGCTACGCACTAAGAACCGTGCGAGACGGAAGGGCAAGGCAAGTGAATGACTTAATCTTTCGTATGGAACAGGATCTAAAGAACGGCTTAAGATTCCTTACTATAGAACTGCCAAGCAAAAGGAAGCTTTTCTACTGTAAGCCGTATATAGGATTAAACCAGTTCGGAGGAGAGTCTTTGTATTTTTACACGCAAAACCAAACTACAAAGAAGTGGGAAGAATCCAGCACCTTCGGAGGAAAATTGGTAGAGAACATTGTCCAGGGCATAGCAAGGGACTGCCTTTGCGAAACGCTGGACAGGATAACAAGTAAAGGCTACAGAATCGTTTTCCATGTCCACGATGAAGTTATTGTGGATGCCGGAATGGATTTAACAGTAGAAGAGTTATGCAGCATTATGGCAGAGCCTATACCTTGGGCTAAAGGACTAATTTTGAAAGGGGCGGGATTCAGTGGACAGTTCTATCAGAAAGATTAAAGTCTCCATTGCGAACAATAGAAAGTCTAAGCAATGGAAAGAAAAAGAATATAGCTGGAACGATTTTACCGCCTTATTCGCTACTCCTAAGGAAGGAACGGAAAGCTTTTCCGAATACATGGCCTTGCCTAAGGATAAGCAAGACGAATTAAAGGACGTAGGCGGCTTCGTAGGAGGAACGCTGAAAGGCGCAACAAGAAAGGCTACTGATGTATTAAACCGGGAACTTGTTACTCTCGACCTTGATAATATCCCTGGAACTGACTTAGACAGCATTTTGGAGGCGGTAGAGAAGCTTGGCTATGCCGCATTACTCTACAGCACGAGAAAACACACAAAGGATAAGCCAAGACTTAGAATCCTTTTCCCCTTGGCAGAGCCTTCAAGCGTTGAGGAGTACGAGCCCTTAGCCAGAATGCTGGCAAGTCAGATAGGAATAGACTATGCAGACCCGACTACCTTTGAAGCTAACCGTTTAATGTACTTCCCTTCCATCTGTAAAGGTGCGGACTATATATTCAAAGTCTTCCCGGGGGAGATGGTTAAGAAGGAAGAAGTCTTAGGCCTGTATCATGACTGGCAAAATGTGTCAGAGTGGCCGACTTGTAAGACCGAAAACCTTCTTATCCGGAAGCACATTGCTAAGCAAGGGAACCCTTTAGAGAAGAACGGCCTTATAGGCGCTTTCTGTAAGACCTATGATATCCCTTCGGCGATAGCGAAATTCCTTAAAGGGATTTATGTTCCCACCGATAAGGCAGACCGCTGGACTTATGCAGATGGCTCTACCACCGGAGGAGCGGTGCTCTATGACAAAGATACTTTTCTTTATTCCCATCACGCTACGGATCCATGCAGCGGAATCCTTGTGAATGCCTTTGACTTAGTGCGCATTCACAAGTTTGGGGATTTAGATGACAACGTCCGGAGCACCGTGCTGGAGAGCAATAGACCTTCTTTTAAAGAGATGGAGAAGCTTGTAATGTCCGACTCCGAGGCTATGAAGTGCTTACATGAAGAGAGAATCTTAGAAGCGCAGAAAGCTTTTGAGGAGGACGACAGCGAGCACTCTAAGGGGGAGATTGAAAAGGTAGCTAAGGGTGAAGTAGATACGGAGTGGATGAATAAGCTTTTAGTTAATGAAGAAGGGCGAGTTCTTCCAACTATTGATAACTTCAAGAAGGTTATGGAGAACGATCATAACCTAAAGGGAAAGATTTACTCTGACTCCTTTACCGATAAGAAGTTTTGCGGCGGGGCAGTGCCCTGGGATAAAAGCGGCAATCATGAGTGGACTGATGAGGATGATAACGGCTTGTTTTGGTACTTGGAGCTTTTCTACAAGATACACCACGAGAAGAAGGCGAATGCAGCCCTCTCCCTGGTCTTTAAGGACCACCGAATCAATGTGGTAGCAGATTACTTGAAAGCCTTAAGCTGGGACAACAAGAGCCGGGTAGAAACGCTATTTATTGACTATTTAGGAGCGGAGGACTGCAAGTACACAAGAGAAATCACAAGGAAAACCTTAGAGGCATGTGTTATAAGAGCTCTCAAGTTCGGTGCTAAGTATGACAATATGCTTATTCTGGTAGGGGCGCAGGGTATAGGAAAGAGTACGATTCTTAAGAAGCTGGGGAAGGAATGGTTTACCGATTCCTTAGTGAAGTTTAGCGGTAAGGAAGCGGAGGACACGATTGCAGGAAAGTGGATTGTAGAGGTTTCAGAGCTTACAGCCTTGAATCGGCAGGAGTCTACGGAAATTAAGCAGTTCCTTTCTACAAGAAGCTCAAACTATCGAGAGTCTTACGCTAGACGGAGCAAGGAACACCCAAGAAAATGCGTTTTCTTTGGTACCAGTAATGAAGATGAGTTTTTGAAAGATACTACCGGAAACCGAAGATTTTATCCTCTTCCGGTAGATGCGGACAGGATAAAGAAGGATATTTGGAAAGACCTTACGGAGCAGGAAGTTGACCAGATATGGGCAGAGGTTTGCTTCGGTGTGAGTCTATGCGAGGGAAACTATGACGAACTGGAGTACCAGGTTCTTTCCAAAGAAAGCAGAGAAACCCTTGCGAGGATGCACGAGGAGTATTCCGAAAAGGATCCTTATGAGTCTTTAGTAGAGAGATTTTCTGAGATTATGGTTCCTAGCAACTGGCTGGAAATGGACCTTTTAGGCAGACGAATGTACTTGGATAAGTTGGAAAGAGGAGAGCCTGATAAGGAGGATTCTCCGCTTATGCCTATGCCCTATCTATCTGCGCAGAATATCCATTGCGAGATGCTTAGGCTTGAAATAAGCAGTCTTAAGAAGCAGGAGTCGAATAGATATAACAAGATAATTAAGCAGATGAAGGGCTGGAAAAAAAGCACTGTCAGGGATGTGAATTATGGAAAACAAAGATGCTATAGGCCACCTGATAAGTAGTCAAAAATAGCATTTTGCTGGTAACCAACTTGGTCTACTGGTAACCATCTATTTTTTAGCAATTAAGTTAAAAATAATAAACTATATAAAAGTTGGTTACCATGGTTACCAGTTTTTAGCTAGTTGGTTACCAGTATAAAGTCTAAAAAACGGCTTAAATACTGGGTTTATAGGCTACTGGTAACAATGGTAACCAATATTTTACTAAAAAAGAAAATATTTTATTTAAAGAAGAACTAAGCAATTTACAGACTTAAATACTTAAATACAGCTTATATATGCATGTATTTAATAGATAAAATAAATACATTCTACTTTTCCTATATATGTTAGGAAAATCGAAAAGTTGGTTACCATGGTTACCATTTAAATTTTTTGAAAGGTTTGTGAAATGGTAGAACAGGAAAGGAAAGTGGAAAAAGCATTGGTGCGGATGCTTTGGAACCTAGGGTGCGAATCGTATAAATTCGTTTCTCCAAATTGCAGAGGTGTTCCGGACAGGCTATTCATTACGGAAGAGGGTAGGGTGTTTTTTGCCGAACTGAAAACCATAAAGGGTAGGCTGTCTTCTCTGCAGGAGATTCAAATAAAAAAGCTTAAAGCGTTAAAGCAGGAAGTTTATGTAATCTACGGCATGGAGGGGGTTCGGAAGTTTGTAGAAGGCTTTCAAAATAACTGCCTATCCGGAACGGAGTATAGATGAGAGGAGGTGGAAGCCTATGGAGTTCAAACCACATGATTATCAGACCATGTGTATAGACCGCATCGTAAAAGACAAGTCTGTAGGCCTTTTCTTAGACATGGGACTTGGCAAGACTATTATTACCCTGTCGGCTATTATGGAGCTAAAGGACAGACTGGATATTTTCAGGGTTCTGGTTATTGCTCCGAAGAAGGTGGCAGAGAGCACATGGACCACGGAATCTAAAAAATGGGAACATACTAAGGATTTAAAGATATCTAAGGTCTTAGGATCTGCAAAAGAGCGCATAGCTGCTATCAATCAAGCTGCTGATATTTACATCACTAACCGGGACAATGTGGCTTGGCTTTGTCAAACTCTTGGGCGGAAGTGGTTCTTCGATATGGTTGTGGTAGATGAGAGCTCCAGCTTTAAGAATCCTCAGGCCACGCGTTTTAAAGCTTTAAAAAGAACGCTGCCCTTTGTGAATCGCTTAATAGCCCTTACCGGAACACCGAATCCTAAAAGCATGGAAGACCTTTGGAGCCAAATCTATTTGTTGGATAGGGGAGAGCGACTAGGAGAATATGTAACCCACTATAGAACCAGGTATTTTACAAAGGACTATTCAGGGTTTGGATACACTTTAAAGCCCGGAGCGAAAGAAGCTATCACAAAAAAGATATCCGACATTTGCATAAGCCTTAAGGCGAAAGACTATCTGGAGCTTCCCTCCATCATCTATAACGAGGTACCGATTGACTTGGATAAGAAAGCCCTTAAAGCCTATCAGGATTTAGAAAAGAACATGGTTTTATCCTTGGAGGAGTCAGAGATAACTGCGGTATCTGCCGGAGTGCTTACAAACAAATTATCCCAGTGTGCCAACGGTGCCATCTACGATGAGGATAAAGTAGTGAATCATATTCATGACTGTAAGCTGGAGCGTTTTACGGAGCTTGTGGAAGAGTTAAACGGGGAATCTGCATTGGTCTTTTATAATTTTAAGCATGACAAGGACAGGATCCTGAAAGCATTGGAGAAGTCCGGCTTAGAAGTTAGAGAGTTTAAAAGTCCTAAGGATGAGGAAGACTGGAATAAGGGGCATATTGATATATTACTTGCCCATCCTGCAAGTACGGCTTACGGAATCAATCTCCAATACGGCGGGCGACATATTATATGGTTTTCGCTACCGTGGAGCTATGAACTGTACGCCCAGGCGAACGCTCGACTTTTCCGGCAAGGGCAAGAAAAGCCAGTTATCGTGCATGAGCTGCTTTGTACGGATACGGTAGACCATGATATTAAAAAGTCCCTCTCTGAAAAGGGGCAGAATCAAGAGGATGTACTTAGAGCCTTAAAGGCAAGGCTTGGAAAGGTGGAAGCATGATTGAACTTACAGAGAAAGATTTAGTTGATGTACCAATGGATCCGGTAAACCATCCTTCTCACTATGAGACAGGGAAATATGAGTGTATAGAGGTGATGTTGGAGACGCAGGGACCAGAAGCCGTGAAAGGCTTTTGTATCTGCAATGCTTTCAAGTATTTGTATCGGCACAGAAAGAAGAACCAAACAGAGGATATAGAGAAAGCAATATGGTACCTGAACAGATACCTTGAGCTTGCAAAGGAGTAGCCTATGCTTAAGCCTTTAAATTTTGGGAATTTTCAAGCCTTGAAGCGGTACAGCTTTAATCAAATGAACCAGTGGGCGACATCTGTTTATGCAAGTGGCTTTCAAGATGGACAGGATTCTATGCCGACTGTCTTAGAATTTGACAGTAACACTTTAGAGGAGTTCCTACTGGGAATTGACGGCATAGGAGAAAAGACTGTAAAGAAAATTGTTCAAGCCTTTATAGATAAGGGCGAGAGTGCATGGGAATTAGATGCAGGAGGAGAAGAATGACAAAGGAACAATTAAAGAAGTACCGAGGTTGGAAGCAAAACATCGGTATACTGGAGAAGGAGATATCCAACATGCTGGGAGAGACTGTCCATGACTTCGGGCACGACTACTCAAAAGGCTTTAAGAAGGTAGTCCATCTTGATGGATTCAATCAGGAGCTTTACGAGAGAAGGCTTAAAAAGCTTTCAGAACTCGACGCAAGAATCCGTAAAGTCGAAAGTTGGATAGAATCTATCGAGGACGATAGACTGCGCTTTGTTATCCGGAGCAGATATACAGAGGATAGAACTTGGCGATGGATAGCAAAGAAACTGGCGAACGTTTCAGAGGATTATGTAAGAATTATGATTCACGACAAATTTTTCGAAAAAGTCAAAAAATAATTCGGAAAATTCGGTTTATTCGGAAAATTCGTTTTACAATAATAATGGACTTGGTGTCGGAACGCATCTTGCCATTTGCCATGTAACATGGAACTCCTTTTGAAGCTTGGAGCCGCTTAACGGTGGCTCCCTTTTTGTTACTAAAGGATATTGTTGGAAAGGGGATGAGCCTTAGTGAAAAACAAAGACGATTTAACAGACAAGCAGAAAAAGTTTATTGAAGAATACCTGGTTGATATGAACGGCACAAGGGCTTATCGTGTCGCATATCCTTCCGTGAAGAAGAATGAAACTGCTGCA